TCCTAATAAAAAATTAGAGGTTACAACAGGAAATGGCACAACTAACGGAATTAGATTAACTTACGCTGGAGGTATTACTAGCGAAGGTATGGATATTACCTATTTAAACACAGGCAATACAACAACAAGTTTTGATAGCATATACAATTCTGATTCAGCAATAATGCAGTTTAGAATGAAAACCGCTGGAACGGCCGTAACTGCATTATCAATTTTAGGCTCAGGCTCGGCTACCTTTTCAAATACTGTAAGGGCTACAAAAACCGCTAAAAATACCTACGGAATACAAATTGCAGGTGGTTTTTACGGGGCACCAAGATTGCAAGTATATGATTTGGCAGCTGACCCAAATGGTTATATGGGTTTGGGAACAGATATGTCAGGAGCACCTTATGAATTATCAAATTATTTTCCAAGAACGGCAGGTTTAGGAAGGTGGTCTGTTGGCTCTTGGGCAGGAAATTTTGGAACAGGTCAATATGTTTCAGGGTACAATGAAAAATTATTTATTACTGAATCTGCTGCTCAGTTTAATGTTTCAACTTCATTTAATAATGATTTGACTGTATTAGGATTGTCTGGATTAAAAGAAGTTTCGGGTCTTTATTTTTCGCCAAATGGAACAACTGTACCATCAATCGCAATGTATAGGGCTGGTGTTGATGCCATTGGATTTAGCACAAATACAACTCAAAGATTAATAATTACTTCAGGCGGTAACGTAGGGATAAACACGTCTGGTCCAGCTTGCAAATTGCACATTGACGGCCCAACGGTTTCTTATGGTCAATTTAGAATTTTAAATACAACTGCTGGCAGCGGCGAGGCGTCAATTCACCTTGGTAGATCAGACCAAGCCATAGATAACCGCTGGACTATTGGACAAGGCACGGCTGGCATTGGTAATGACTTTGGGTTTTATTCAGCTGGTAATAGATTAGTTATTAGAACTGGAGGCAACGTGCTGATTGGAACAGGAACGGACTCAGGCGACAAACTTAGAGTAAACGGTACTACTTTTGCCAATGAAATAATGACTTTTAATCCTCAAAACGATAACAGGTCAGGAGTTGCTTGGCGATTAGGTGCTGCAACTATTGGAACTGATACATTAAACAGACGTTTGCGAGTAAATGTTGGAGGAATGGAATATTACATTGGAGCAGTAGAAGTATAAAATTAAACTATAAAAAAAATGAAACAAATTGAACCAGTAACCGCGTGGAAAAATGGCGAGCAATTAGAGGCTAATTTGCTAAACGCCTACATTATTAACGACAACCTTGCAACAACTTGCTCGTTTTACTATTCGCTAAATACAAGCGGAGATGGAACAGAGGCAATGCCATTGGTATTGGGTCAAGTAGTTGCCGAGGGAAATTTAACAATGGACGGCGAACAATATTTGGCTTGGGGCGGCTCAAATGATTACGCCTTTGCCTACATTGCAGAAAAATTAAACTTAACACTTATTAAAACTGTATGATTGTAAACCTAGCAATTGCCCTAACTGATATTGAGGGCAACAAAATTAAGAACGAAAACGGCGAAGAGGTATCTTTGTCTAAAATGGTCGGAAACGCTTTATTTGCAGCCGAGGAGAAAGAGGACCCGATTAGACTTTACGAGCTGGCTAAGAAAATTTACTATTCCAAAGGCGAAATGGAAATAAGCAAAAGCGACGCGGACCTAATCAAAGATAAGGTCAAAGCCAAAGGGTTTACGGTGCTTGTTTTAGGGCCGCTTTACGAGGCTTTAAAGGAAAAGTAATGGTAATACAAGGGCTAAAATTTAGCCCTTTTTTTATTGCCTTAAAATGCCTTATTTTTGATAAACGAATTGACAATAAATGAAATGAATATTTTGAAAAGCGATGAACTAGGAGTGCCGTCTACCTTCTTGGCTATCTTTGCAAATGTTACTGCTATGGCTGGTCTTCAAATGATTAACGTAGTTTTTACCTCGGTAATTTCTATTTTGTCAATAGTTTATTTGGTTTATAAAATAATAAACGAAATTAAGAGGCTAAAAGATAATGGCAAAGGCTAAAGCGGCAACAAATGCAATAAAAATAACCTTTGGGACTAGGCGAAACGGCAAAGCCAAAAAAGCCTATTCCAAAGCATTAAACAAACCTAAAAAATACAGAGGGCAAGGGCGATGAGAAAGTTTTTTGATTGGGCAAAAGGATTTTTAAGCGAGAACGGCCAAGCTTCCAGCAAGCGATTTGTTGGCCTTATAAGTGCAGTCGCTTTGTGCTATACTTTGTATTTAAATCCTAACGACGCTCTTGTTTATTCCGTGGCTGCATTAAGTGCGGCCGCTTTAGGTATAACCGCAGTTGAAAAGATATTTAAGGAAAAATCTGATAAGAAAAATGAAGGTTAACAAACTTGGAATCGAAACAATGCACCACTTTGAAGGCTGCAAATTAACCGCTTACCAATGTCCCGCAAAAGTTTGGACTATTGGTTGGGGAAATACTTATTACCCTGACAAAAAACCAGTAAAGCAAGGCGACGTTATTACGCAAGAGCAAGCAAATATATTATTTGAAATGATAATGAATGAATTTGCAATTGTTGTTCGAGGTGCTTTGACTAAAGAGCTAAACGAATATCAGTTTTCGGCTTTGGTTTGTTTTGCTTATAACGTTGGGGTAGCAGCCTTTAAGAAATCGACCCTATTGAGAAAGATAAATATTAATCCAAACGACGAGACAATTGCGGTTGAGTTTGCGAAGTGGACCAAGGCTGGCGGCAAGGTATTGCTTGGCCTGGTAAGGCGACGCAAAGCAGAGGCGGACCTATACTTTAAAAAATAATCTATAATATGCTAAGTATTTTCACGGTGTTGACAATTATAATGGTCCCAATTTCTTGGATTTATGTCAGACGGATTGATTATATGAAAGACAATTTCCCGAATTATAAAGGCGAGGACCTAATTTAAAAAAGTAAACAGAGAGCAAAAGCTAAAGGCCGATTGGTCGTAAGGCAAAACAACCTTTTTACCTATGTAATGGAAATCAAAAGAATCTCGAGAAATTTGCATCAAATTAACCTCGACCAAAAAGAGTCTAAAATTGCTTTATTGTCTGATATACATTGGGATAATCCCAAATGCGACAGAGAAAAATTAAAGCGGCATTTGGATTACTGCAAAGAGCAAGAAATGCCAATTTTTATTAATGGCGATTTTTTCTGTTTGATGCAAGGCAAGTACGATCCCAGGCGAAGCAAAAAAGACGTATTACCCGAGCATAATAAAGCCAATTATATAGACGCGGTAATTGAGGACGCGGTTGAGTGGTGGTCGCCTTACGCTAATTTATTAACTGTTATTGGTTATGGAAACCACGAGACCGCTATAATTAAAAATCTAGAAACAGACCCTTTGCAAAGGTTTGTTGATTTGCTAAACTACACTAACAAAACAAGCGTTTTTAGTGGAGGTTATGGAGGTTGGCTGGTAATAAAAAAACATATAGAGGGCAACACCTATATGACAAAAAATTTAAAGTATTTCCACGGTAGTGGGGGGGGTGGGGTAGTTACAAAGGGAGCTATTAACTTGACTAGGGCGCTAGAAATGTATGAAAATATGGACATTTTTGTTATGGGCCATATTCACGAAAACTCTAGCAGAAATGACGTAAGGGATTGCGTAGATTATAACCCTGGTAAACATTGCCACGAATTAGTGCAAAAGCAAATACATTTGGCAATAACTGGCGCCTATAAAGAAGAATACGAGGACGGTTTTGGAGGCTGGCACGTTGAACGCGGCGCCCCAGTAAAGCCAACTGGCGGTCGAATTTTAAATTTAGACCATTTAAGAATTAGAAAGGCTAAGGATAGTTATTATGAATTGCTAGTTGATTCTTGTAAATTTCCGCTATGAAAGCAATTTTAGAATATTTTTTACCCGAAGAGAATAGCGATTTTCAAGCTGCAATAAACGGCGAAAATTACCGTTCTGCAATTAGGGAATTTGACCAATTGCTACGATCTGAAATGAAATACAAAGAATTAAGCGACGACACTTACAATGCTTACGATTTTTGCCGTAATGAGTTAAGAAAAATATTAGAGCAAGACAATTTATTTATTGATCAATGAATTACTCGACCGACAAACAAAAGATTAAAATTGCAATCCTAGCCTTTATTGCTGGAATAATTATTGCGTTTATATTTTATCCAAAGCCTGAAGCAGAAACCTTTTATAAGTTTGAAACCGTGACAAAAAAGGACACTTTAATTGTCGAGGTAAAAGATACCGTTTACGTCCCAAAAACAAAGATAAAAACCGAAGTTTTAAGGGATACAATCCTAATTGATTATAAGCCACAAATTAGCCAGTTTAAAGCGTCTTTTCCTTTTGAGTATGGAAGTACTAACGTTAGCGGCGAAGTCCTCGGAGAGGTCCTTAAAATGACCGCTATAAACGATTTTAAAATACCAGTCGTAACGAATACAATAACCGAGACAAAAACAGAAACAATTGTGCAAAAGCCAAAAGGGATTTATTTGGGCGCATCGGTCAACTCTTTGTTACAACCAGGCGCCAAAGTTGCCTATTTGGATAACAAGTATTTATTTAGCTATCAATACCAGCCTTTGCAAAAAGTTCACCAAATCGGCGTGGCTAAAAAATTATTTTAAAGGTTTATAAAGGTTTGCAATTTGTAAACTTAGAGGTTGTTATTTGGTAAAATTCCGAATTAGTATTTATTTTTTAACAATATTATATGTATTTAGGCGTTTTATTGAACTTTTGTGCAATTTA